GCACGACTGCTACCGGTAGGGGCCACTTAAGGCTTGCTACCTATTACTCATCGCCAACGGTGCACCAGCATGCTGGTGCCACGTTTCGTATACCGATTGACTGAAAACGGAAGTAAGAGGGATTTATCCCACTTACGACCGTCTGAATGTGATTCATCGACGCCAAGATTGGACTGCGCACCCTCAGAAAAGTATCTGAGGAGCATGGACCAACCAGTAATGTCGTGAAACACTGAAGGAGACTTGACGCCCCTGACGTAATATTGCACTTTTTGAAGGTGCTTATTCCATCTACGGCGCTTCGGTCTATATTCAGCAGAGACGCTGCGAAGACAGGGCACGGGCTGGTTCTCCTTAATAGGAGAAAGGTCCATGGTACTGTCGGGGATACAGCCGTAAACGGCATGTAGCCTCTCTACGATATAATCGTAGGTTGCATAGTCTTGCCTATCCCAAAAGGAATTAGCATAGCTAATCCAACTGGCATAGACATCAGGACGAGATGACTCATCCCACACAGTCCTTAAACGGACAGGTGTAACGTTAACGCCCTTAAAGGCGTCAACGCCGCAGGATTCCTTAAAGGACCCGCGGGTGCAACTCTTACTACGGTTTATTTTTAAACCGAATAGTTCGAGTATGGCCATTGCGCTCTCGGCGTAAGCCGTTGGTACAATGACATCGTCACCATATACGAGGATTCCCTCACGGGTTTCCGCGTCCGGTGATGCGGCGGTCAGAATAGCCCAAATAGTTAACGCCATGATAGGAAAGCATAATGCTGACCCCATGGGCGCGAACTTCTTAAGCGTTAATTCCTGGCCGTTTGGCAACATAGTAGACATCGATCGACAAGCTTCGAGGTAGGGAGTAATCCCGTCCGGGAAGATGAGACGAACGAGCTCGAGGTGAACCCTATCAGAGGCCTCTTTAAGGTCTAAGGTAGAGTACCATTCCGTTGAGGAGCCTAATAATGCCCCTCTCTGGTTTGGCCCTTGATCTGTGAAGAAGACGTTGAACTTGGTAGTCCAATGGTTCTCCACATGCTCCACAATAGCCCGACCCAAGCCTTGCTGGACCCATTGAAAATCAACGGGTTCGCAAGAAATAAGTCTAGGGCCGCGAGAGTCTTTCGGTACGAGTAAAACCCGTGCCGGTAAGCTCTGATCTGTGATAGCTGAAAAGCTATCATAGGAATCACAGACGTGCCCAGATGACGCGCAAAAATAGGCGTCAAAAGGATACAAATCTGTGATACGACTAGAAACATTAGACCAAAGGAACTTATCCCAGAGCCGCTGCTTAGTAGCAACTGCTCCAGGTCCGTGCCGAGGTCGAATGTTCGTTGGATCAAAATGTTCGAAAAGCCTGTTTAAGGCTTTGCGAGCACCGCGAATCACATCGAAACGCCACATCTCAGGGGAAATTGGATGGTCAACCAGACCATACAACTTACGACGAGTGAAGCGATCTTTGAGATATAAAGGATACCGATCCCGCATTTCTGCGAAAAGGGCATCTAACTGTGAGAGGTCAGTTTCAGCCTGTAAAAAAGCTGAAACAACTTCTTGTTCTTGGATGTCTGTATACGGTAATTCATACTTATAAAAAACTAAAAGTATGGTACGTATAACTCGGACGCATTTCGCGTCTGGATCGGGAAGGACACATCCGTCTTTTTGGAATATTAGACTAAAAAGCTCACCAAGAAACCTTGGAAGCTTACTGCCAGCAACGGTTGCAAAACCGACACTGGTAGGGTTTAGTTTTATCGTTCCAGTAAGCGCCTGATCAAGGTGCTTACAAAGGCGGGGAAGGGTTTTCGTAAGAAAACCGGGTCCTTCTGTAAGACAGCGACGTTTCACAACATCTGTTGTGAGGCGAAGCTGCTTTGTGTTAAACACAACTCCATAACGCTGATGAGCGCTACGAAGCAGTGTGGCGATAAGTTCAAACTTATCTAGGCTCTTATTGGGTACCATAATGGTATTCCTCCTAGAGTCTGCCCACAACTACACCGTAGCCAAACCAATGAACCTATATGAAAACAACTAGTAGAAACCAGTTACTCCACATAAGCCTTCGCATAGCCATGCCCCCGAGGACACGCAAGTCTCACCTTCGATTACTCAAAGATGAGGCATTGCGCAAACTCGTGGCATGGATACGCGAATGGGGGACGCTTCCTGGCATCAGCGTCGAAGTCACTTTAGGTGACGACGAGCTTCCTGCTAGTAGAAGCGAACGGGAGTCGACTAATCGACCCCCAAGAGTGACCGCACTAAATGAGCAACAAAGCGAAGGAGATACTCGACCCATAAGGGCCAGGCCTCTTTCGTCAAAGTGCTCGCATGAGCTCTGCAGAGCGTGGATAGACTCAACTGGGACATTAAGTCCTTTAGAGAAAACCAAGCTAAGAAAGAAGCTACGCATGCTCGAGAAGCGTTCAAAGGCTTCCCGCAATTAGTGCGCCCGCGCCGTAGCCCGAACAGTCGTACAATATTGTTGTCGAAGCACCTTGTGAGGCGCAAAACGACAGCAAATTCGCCAAAGCGACAGCTACATTCGTTGTCGAGGTGAGATTCCCAATGGGAATATCACCGACGATATAGAATGATATCTTCTCAACTTTGGTCGCGTCGATAGAACCCGTGACAGAGAGATCAACTCTCACCACGGATCGTCGGCGCTTGCTTGTACCGCTACCATTTTCCTGGTGGGAAATGGTAATGCGATGGGGTAACCCGGGAGACTCGTTCACTTTAAGGAACGCCCGGCTACGACCAGTGACACTGAGTTGATTAAATTCAACTTCAGTGCCAACTGAGTCTTTTACTTCATTGGTTGTTAGGTTTGTCGGAATGGGCATACAGTTTGTTTTCTGCTTCGAGATTAAAGAGCTCGATACCTCTTGAATGCATTAACCACGCATTCGAGTGTTCTGGCGCCTGCGTCTTGAAAAGACAAGGGCAGCACCAAGTGTCAACTCTTGCGAGTTGAGACTACTCCCAAAGAAGGAGTTAGACTTAGTCGGAAGTTGCACGTCGCGGCGATACGCCTCTTCGTACAAATCCGGTAGATAAGTCGTGCGGAGTATAGGAGACCAGGAATCGTTCGTGTTAGAATCAAATCTGACACGTACGCGCCTGGAGTATTTCCAACTCCACATATACCTTGATATGGCGACTGTAGGTTCCATGTTGAGTACCTTTCTGCCGTCAAGCCATCGATTTACATTGATGACCCAGTCGACAACAAAGGACCAAGGGATGGCGTTCCAAAGAATCATGGGGTTTAAATTAACCCCCATGGTATCGAGGAATGTCAACAAACGAGCATGCTCGTTTTGGAAGGAGGACAGCGTAAAGCTGTACTCCATCTCTGCATGGAATGTAGCAAGTTCCTGAACAATTACCTCTCTCGTAATATTAATACTACGACGATAGGCCTTCTCAACGCCAGTATAGCCCGGAGGGTTGTAATACCCTGCGAACTGTCCCAAGTTGAGAGCGTAATTCAGGGTCTGGTTAGGCCCTGTGAATTGTGAAGGAAGGAATTTCCAAACAAAATGTTTGGTCATTCTCTTGCCCTGCTGGTTGATTAGGCCCCGAAGGGTCTTCTCAAGACCAGACACTGCGCTATAAATAGCACAGATGTCAGTCAGTAACGGCGCGATGTTAAACTTCCATTGGAGGTATCCATCGGCCGGTGCACGGAACAGTTCAGACAAGGTTTTCCCTTCAAGACTGTTAAAGGTCTTGCGAATTCTTTTTAGCACCTTCCGGTTTAACCGGTGTGGGACTAAATTGATAAGGGGATGTCTCTCAATATCAACGGAATTTCGAATCGTTGTCGAGCGAAGGTTTTTAACCATCGCAGGCAATGACCGAACCCATTGATTAAGGAGATGAACTGTATGGGGGAGGGACTTGAAATCCTTCAATTCATAAACTGAATTGATAAGGGACAAGTCGGCCTTGACGCTAGGCAGCATACTCGCAAGAGCACGCTGCGTTAGAACGGAAAGGCCAAGTGGAGCAGGTACGAAACTCTGATCCACATTCTCCACCGTGAAAGACGGTAAGCCTAAAAAGTGCTTACCGAATGCTCCGAACGAAGAACGAAACGTAGACGAGTCGGCCGCTAAGAGGCGGTCGGCAAGACCTGCGTCGTCTCTGTAACTGCCATAGGCAGTTGCAGAGGTTACAGACCAAGGGATGCGAGTAAGAGGGGTCTGATCAATTGGATCAGCTATGTAGCATTTATAATGCTGACACGGCTTCCATTTGGTCCTGGATTTGTAAAATCCAGTTTGCCACTCAACTCCGTCGTCACACCAAAATCTCTCATACAACCGACTATAAGTCGGTACCGTATAAGGGATGATGATAAATGGCGTCGCAATGGGCGGATTCCAATTAGGTGGGGAAAAATTAATCCACACTTTAACGGGATTCGCTTGAGCATCCACATTGATAGTACGTTCTTTGTATTGAATCATATCAAGGTGATTCAGCTTGAAAATTCAAGCAAAACCACAGAACTAGGTTCATCTCGAATCAAACCTCATTCAGGGTACTTTCTAAAGGTACCTGAGGTAAGATAAGAGTAGAAACAGCCATGCTGTTGTTACAACACGAGGGGGCCTCCGAAAGGAG